AGTGTCATAAAACGGAAGTGTCTTTTTGTACTTTGGGTCATATACAAATAAGTTCATACGACCTGCACTAGGTCTAGCATTCACTCTACCTTGACTTAATAGTTTTTGTTGTGATACTTTATCAACTATAAGAGATACAGCGTTACGGTACCATGAGGCACCTCTCAAAGCATTACCTTGTAAATCTTTTAGTGGTTCAAATATGTTCTTAGCCATGCCACTATTTATATGAGTTCCAATAAAAAACCCACCGATATTGCTACCGGTGGGCTAAATGTTGAAGCGGAGAGATTTACTCTTCCTCTGCCAATTTACTGAAATAATCTAATGTATCATCATCTGAATCATCAATTTTCATTTCACTTGACTTCGGTTGAGCGACTTCAGCACTTTTCATGGTACCGTTGGATTGAGGCGGGAGGTCTGCTGTTTCCACGGTCTCCATGCTTCGTGCTCCTGAAATTGTCCTATTCAGTTTCTCTTTGAGTTCGTCATAGGTTTTAAAATTCTCAGCAGCCACGAATGGTTTTAGAGGATATTGTTTCGACCAAATTGCCTTGATGTCTTCATCTGACTCTTTGATTTGAGAAACACCCTCAAATTCTGACTTATCATAATTCCAATAGCCATCAACTTTTCTTAGTTTTAACTTAAAGTTAGCACCTTTCCAAAAGTCAAATGGATTAATTGGTTTCTCATCTTCAAAAGCAGGTTGCATTGCTTCTGTTATCTTGTCAAAAATTTTCTTACCAAACTTAAACAAGAATACTTTACCCTCGTTTTCAGGATGTTTTGGGTCTGACACCATATAGATGTTACTATAATAGGAAAGTTTTCTCTTTCTTTTTCTAGCAATCTCTTTATCACTATCAACACCAGTATTCCATAATCTAGTATTCTCTTCCGACACCGGGTCTTTTTGACCTAATGTAGTTAAAGAGTTTTCAATATACCAACCACCTTTGTCTTGAAATGCGTGTGACCACACTCTTTGCCACGGCATATCTTCGCCATTAGCTGCTGGTAAAAATCTGATAACAGCATAACCATTACCAGTTTTATCCATCTCTGGTTTCCAGAAACGGTCATCTTGATATTTGTTTTTGTTTGCTTGGTCCTCTGGTTTTAGATTTTGTTCCAGAGCTTTTGTGAGTTTGTCAAAATTACTTGACGAGCTTTTTAATGTTTCGAAATCCATATTATTCTCCTTGTATTAATCGTATTTCGTATTTGTGTTACCTGTATTATCGGTATCATTATTATTTATAAGAGTTTTTAGTTTGTTTAGCATTTTTCTTTGCCCATTCACTAGCACTCTCACCTTTAGGAAGAGACCTTACTATAAGATACTCTTTAAATTCTTCACACTTAGATATTATATAATTTAATAATCTAATCATAATAAACAATATGCGTCCTTCGTGGGATTCATGGATTTACCCACAAGTTTCCGGGAAGAGTCCATTCTTGAGCTAAGATGGTCCCTACTCGCAACTAAACAAGGTGTCTTCAGCCATTCGGCCATAACCCTCCTTGCCCATGCCTTATGCCCTCTTAAGCATTTTTCAGCCAGAAGGATTACTATACTTGCAAATATAATAACTTTACGCATATTGTCTATTAATATATCATAAACCAGCCAAAATGGCAAGTCTAGGATAATCTATGTAAGATAAATTAGGATACTTCTCCCATTCAGGTATCTTATCTGATACCTTACCCTCACCAGGATTTACCTTATAAAACTTTATTCCCTTATTTTGTTCAAATAGTGTAGACCATTGATTTACCCAATTAATATGGGGTGTAGGTCCTTGTTCTTTTGGTACATAATGTCTTGTACCTGCATATAAATTGTTTACTTGGTGTGTGTTTGATACTAGGTCATGCCCTAATAGATATACTTCATCTGGTGTTTCTTTTTTACAGGCAATATAACCTGACATAGCACCAGCAGCCCAGCCTAAATCTCTCTTATCTGGACATATCTCATTTATACTATTTGATTTATCACCATCATATATCCAACTGACATAACTATAACTTTTGTTAATATGCTCTTTTGTTCTTGATTTATCTCTACGAATAATATTTACTATGCCTTGTAAATTAGAACCGTGCATAACAAACTCTGTAGCATTACCTTTTTCATTTTCATATAAACCGTCCCACTCTTTTTTAACATCTTCAACTTCACTAATATTTAAACCAGCGTGTAACATCATTTCATAGTGAGAGGCAGGCACTTTAGTCCAATTTCTGAACCAACATTCTACTTCTTTTGCAAAACCAGTTTGATATATTTCGTGCATAATACCATTATCTACACTAATTAAAACATCTGGTTTAAAATCTCTGTATAAGGCATTACAACCATAAATCTTACCTTTACCTCTAAGTGATTCTAAATTAAAATCTTTTCTACTGTTACCATTACCTATACAAAAAACTTTTTTCATTCTTTCTCTTTTACTTTGTCTTGACCAATCTAAACCTTGTTTTAATAATGTTTCTTCTTTTGGCCATTCTTCATCAAAGTATTTAATCATCATCTTCACTTATCGGGTCCATATCATCAAGACCTTTTAATTTATCTTCGTATTTTAAAATTATATTACTTAATCTTTGAGCTGGCCAGTTTGCCTGTACCATCTCATCTCTTAATTTTTTTATATCATTTAGTAATTCTTCTACCATAATTTAAATCTTTCAAGTTTTTCTAATATCTTTTTTATAGGTTCATAAACTGTCCATATATCTTGTATATGTTTATCTAGTTTCTTATCTAGTTTATCAATCTTCTTTTCTATTTTATCTAAACGATAATTTTGTTTTGTTGTTAACTTTTCGTCCATATTTCTTTCATAATCATTTTACATTCTGTTTCATTATACTTAATAAAACCTTTTAACTTGGCCATCTTAAATGCGATTTTAGGCCAGACAACTCTTTCAGAAATATCTTTAGACCAATTTTTACTATACGATAAAATTGTATCAAGTATGATGGCGGTCTGGATATTAATCTTCCGCTGTATAAGTAAACGCAAAACTGGTGGATGTTGTCCGCCAGATATGCGAAAGCCATCATTAAACCGAATACCAAGAGTGCTAAACCTATTAGCAAGTGATGAGCAATCATTCCTAAAATGGTAACCAACTGCGTCTTGATACTTCTTATACTCCAAATAGTTCCCTTTGCCATCATTTTCTAATAAACTCTTTACCCATTTCTTATCATCTTTTGCAAAATTGGCAACGAAAAAATCCAATATTTCATCTTGTTTATATTTTGTACTAAGTTTATGAAAAAAGTACCTATCGTTCCTACTTGTAAATGTATCCAGTTTTGCATTGACTTTACCCTCATACTTAATATAATCATATGAAGGCGAAGTAAAATGTAATTTAACGGCCAAGTAAGTTTTATATACTTCAAATCCACCATACATATATCATATACTTTTTTGTCTTTTGTAACTACCTTTGCCCTTTTTAGCTTTTACCACTCTAGGTTTATACTTAGGTGTTCTAACTTCTTTTGCAACAGGATTAGTTTTACTTAGTCTTATTTTTTTCATATAACTTATACTCAAAATTTTGTGTTTCTTCACTTACCTTAATTTGTTTAGCACCATTTGTAATATGAAAATGTGTAGCCATAGGTGTTAATGGTGATAATGTTACTAATCTCTCACAATGGTGTTTCTTTGCCCATTCAGCTAGTTTATTAATTATCTCTCTACCTGCGCCTCTTTTTCTTGACCATACCGTATATGCTACTGCAATATTACCATTTTCTATTCTTGACATATAATCCATTTCTCTTACGGTGTATGGCACTTCAGGACAAAATGCAACACAAACTATTGCCTCTATTTCATCATTAAATTTTAGACCAAATATCTTACGACCATGCGTAATTCTAAAACCTAATGTAAGTTCAGGTCTTACCGGGTCTTCCGATACATCTATGTCATCAAGTTCTACTAACTCTGTGCCTTTGACCCATTTAAAAAAGTCTTGCAAGTTATATTTCATACAGGCAATTTTCCTTGTGGTGCGTGATTAGAATTTTTAAGAAGTTTTAGATTTAAAGCTTCTACTTTGATTTTCTCTTTTAGAGATTTAGATATTAAACTACCAATTGTAGCAGGGTCTATTTCATTGTCTTTACAAAAATCTAATACAGCGTCCATGTGTGGTATACGCTTTTGTTTTACAATAGATTCTATTTTTAAACTAAATTCTTTACTATTCATAATATCACTATATCACATAACCAACAAAAAGTAAAGCCTAATTAGGCAGCTATTGTGTTGGTATTATCTTCATCTAATAATTTTTTCAATTCATCTCTGGTTATACCTGTACAACCCATACTTTGTATTTGTCTTGTATCACCTTCCATATCAAGGTATAATTGTAAACCGTTATGTAAGTATGTCCAGTTTTGTTGAACATAGGCCTCACATTTTATTCTATCAACAAAAAATATTGTTTGATTGTACTTCGGTTCTAATTCTGTTGTTTCTAAATTAATCAACATTGCTGTTATAAAAAATATCTTTTCCATTATGTATCTTTCTTTTCATTGAAAAATACTAAATCAAAAGTTCATACTTATTCAATTTCTAAAAATGCAGACTTTAAATTGAAAGTTGTAGAGAACAGCTTTGACGGGCTTGTTTTG